CTGCCAGGATTGGAAGTTCCAGACTTTAATACCTTTGGCGCATCCTGTACTTTCTTGACGGCTGCACCCTTATTACCTGATAGCTTTTCGTACATCATTGCGTTGTATAGCGTTTTAACTGCCCTGGGGTCATATACTTGAGCTAGTTCTTGGTCGCTAAATCCGATTGATTTTGCATAAGTACGAATGTCCCTACGCACAATTTCAGCCTTAGCTGCATCCCTAAACTCTGGAATAGCCTCTTTCAGTTGTTCCGCTGCCTCTGCAAGATGTTTCTGTAATGCCTGCTGTCTATCGTTATCCTGTTGTTGTTCAAGATTTCGTCTTTCAGCCTGTACAGCTTGAAGTTGCTTTTCTTTCTCACTACGCTCTGCTACCGCTATTGCATAACCTATAGGATCGGTTTCCTTTAGTTCTTGCAAGTTCTCTACATTGCTTTGACTTTGTAGAACACTCTCAATAGCCTCTAAGCGTTGTGCGTAAAGATCACGCATCTTCTTAGCTTCTTCGACTTGCCCTCTTTCGGCCTCTACAGCCTTCCGAGTTTCAGCCAAAGCCTGAGTCTTTTTAGTATAGTCTGCTGTCCTACTGTAGCCACTTAGGAGTTCATCTTCTGAAACTTCGACTTCTTCATTGCCAACTTTGACCTTGAATGTCTTAGCTCTAGGAGTTTCTTCCTCGTACTCTACAGTTTCTTCTGCACTTTCATCTTCGTAGGATTCGTCTGAATCCTGTACTTCAGTTTCAGTATCATCAGATTGCGATTGAGCTTGCGCTTTCTCCTCTGGTGAATCCATCATAGACAAAAATGCACTAGCAGCATCACTTACTGTATTAACACTTCCCTCTACAGGATTGGTGTTTTCACTCATGTTGTTTACCTTTTAGGTGGTTATAAAATCTTCCAGCGTTTCTCTGCAATTTGCTTATCATCAGCTAATGCTTGGATTGTCGCTATAAATTCATCCATCACTTTTAGTTTGAGAAAGTTCTTTTCTCGCACTTCTACATCATTTTCGTTACTGTCAAATATGTTGTTACGATACAACAGTTTTTGACTTTCGACAAGCTCTAGAAAGAACTCATCTGACAAATATGCTCTAGCTCGTTCCGACTTGTTATAGGACATTAGGGATATTAACCGTTGGTGATAGTTTTGCTCCTAGTTGCAAAGCCTTTAATTGAGCCTCGTATTCAAATTCCTGTTTCTTAAGAGCCATAGTCATCTCAAACTCTTGCTGCTTAAGTCTGATCTGAGCCTCTGCCTTAACCTGGGAGATCTGAATATCATTCTGAGCTTTGGCGTTATCTGCTTCCATCTTAGCTTGCATCTGGGCTACATAGGCTTGCATAGCTGGATCTTGTTGCTGACCCTGTTGCTGACTTTGTTGCGCCATCTGTTGCTCTTGCTCTGGGCTGATCTCTAGGAAAAACTCGTTGGAGTCCTTAAAGCCAGCAGCCTCAATAAACCGACCTAGTGTCTGTCTATAGTTTGTAAGGCTTACCAATGGATTGTTAATGCCTACAGTCTTAAGGATTTCCTCTTGCTTTCCTAGAACCATAGCGATCATAGCCATCTGCTCTTGCTTGTTGCCTGTACCTAGACCGACATTGATAGAGATGTCAAAGCCATTAGTCCACTCTCTAGGATCAATAGATACATACTTACCACGCAAACGCACAATGCGCTCTTTATCCTGATACTTGCAGAGCAATTGTAGGATCTTCTGGAATAGGTCTTTTACGCCTGTTTCAGCAAATACCCTAGCGATCAACTCAACTTTGCCTGCTGCGCTGTTCTGCATCATTGCAACGGCTGTAGCTGTGCTGTTCTGCAACACATCTGGATTAAGGCCGTTCATCTGGTCTGATACACCAGTTCTCTTAGCCTGTACAGAATCCAAGTATTCCAATAATGGGAATGATTGGTTAGCAGTTGGTGGAACAGTCAATGGAACAATGGCTTGGGTATTTTTCATACGCACAATGCCATTAGCTGTAACTGTTAGCAGATCATCTAGGTTTACTTGACCTTCTACCACGCCCATTCTAGGGCTATTGGTCATGTAGAGATTATCTAGGATCTGTCTTGTAACTGTAGATTTAATCAGTTGAATATCTACTGCTCTGTCTGCCAGGCTATGACCAAAGAACTTGTGTGGCATAGGGATAGGGCAGATAGAACAGAATGGTATGAAATCTGCTTCCTCGTTATCTAGGATCTCTGTACCGGCATAAGTAACCTTACGCAATTCAGCGATACCATCACCATCAAAGTCTACCTTGATATAGACTTCCATTGTTTCTACTTCTTGCATAGAGAAGTCTAGGCTTGCTTGATCGCTTGGCTGCTCGCCTTGATCGAACCTTGCCACATTCTCTTGGTTATAGGTTAAGTCTGCATAAGTAGGAAGATTATCTACAATATCCTTCTCAAAGCCCATAGCAATTAACTCTGAGCGAGTTGTTAGCTTTCTGTGGGCTACGAATGGAGCATCAGCAATAGTCCTAGCCTTCTTGGAGATTAAGAACTCCTCTGGTGGCACATTCTCTACAATTACCTTGCCAGTTTTCTTAGTCTTTTTGAGCTTAACATCGTAAGAGAATACTGCTGGAATAGGCATCCCCATAGGATCTATGCCTGCTGGAGCTACCTCTGTAGTCTTTTGGTTTACGACTTCTACCTCTGGATCATTGAGCAGCATGGTTACTTCGTCTTGAGTCAGGTTTTGGTATTTCTCTTTGCTGACATCAATCTTCTCATCCCAATAGACCTTAACGATTCCGTTCTTTTGCAAGAGCGCATCCTTAAACCAGTTGTGCATGAGTAGTACGCCATCGTTATCACGATTCATTACCCAATTGACATACTCTGTAGCTTGTTTTGCTTTTTCCTCATCGCCTGGGCCTTTAGGCTCAAAGCGCACAATCTCATCTGACTGTGTAAAGATACGCAGTAATTGTGGCAACGCACCATCGACTACCTCGGCTACTTCGCCTGTAACGATCTGGCTACGACCTTCTACTTCATTGCCATATTCGTAACGATTGTAGTATTCAAGGGCTTTTCTACGATCATCTGTAGTTTCGCTCTCGATAAAGCCAATAGCGTTATCTATCTCGGCATCGAGTATGCCTTTTAGTGTGCCTTCATCCATTTATACGATCCACTTTGTGTTAATTTTAATCGGTTGCGACCAAGATGTAGTCTGCTCTAAGCCTAATGCCAAATAGCGAAAAGAGTCGCTAGAGTGCGATGCCCAGTCATGCAATGGCTTGTCATAGAACACATTACGCTTTTCGTCATACTCTCGCCTATAGTTTCGTAGGCAATCCAAACCCTGTTTTACCTTTGGCATATTGAACCAGCACTTAGGCAGTAATCTTCTAACTGCTTGTATGCCATCATCTACTGAAAGCCTTGGTAAAACCTTGCAGTCTAATCCAGCCTCTCTCAGCACTTCTATCCTGCTCTTGCCTGTGCCTAGCTCTCTTACTTCCACATCATGCGGAAGGAGCTGCTCTGCCTTGTGCCAGTTGTTTTCTTTTAGCCATTCTACATACCAATCCAGACCTTGACCATGATTCTCTACATGATCCATTACTCTGAACTCTTGCCCTGCTATCTGCATTACAAAGATTGCAGTTGAGTCCCCGATTCCTAAATCCCAGGCGCAGTATGTCTTACATAGATCATCTCTAGTAATCTCGCACATCCGACCTTTTTCCTCTAGGTCGTTTATTAGCTTTCCGTAGTAGCTACCCTCTACAGCAGCATTAAATGAACACTCGTACTCTTGGTTGAACTTATCATCACCCATCTCAGCACGAGCATCTTTCAACTCTGCCTCTAATATGATGTTTGTTTCACTTGCCTTAAACTCTACAAGACCCCAATCAGCGTTTAACTCTGCTCGATCTCTTAGATCTTTAAAGTGGTTGTTGCCCTTTGGCGTACCGATAAATAAGCATTTGCCGTTTCTATCGCTAAGAGCTGGGCGAATAATCTCATTCCATATCTTAGGGTTTTGATCGCCAATTTCGTCTAGCACTACCATGTCAAAATATTGACCACGCAAACTGTCTGGGTTATCTGATCCGTATAGCTGGATTCTGCGCCCCATAAAGTCTACTCGTAACTCTGCCACATTAATTGATGCTCCTAGTGGCCTTGTGTACTTGCACAGGTAATCGAAAGCTACTCGCTTTGCCTGTCCGTATGTTGGCGCTATATATGCGTATCTAGGTGCTTCTTGTTCGTTTTCAAGGGCTGACTTGATAATGTGATTAAGTGCAGCCACAGTTTTACCCATCCTACGATGAGCGACCCCAACAGTAAATCGATGTGCATCTACTACCTCATGTAGTTTTAACTGAGGCTCTCTAGGCTTGTAGGGGATGATGACTTGCCTTACATCATCTTGTTCTACTTCTCCCAAGAAACCACCATCTGTAATGGCTCACCATCTGCGCCAGAGATATTGTTCTCTATTGGTAGCAGTCTGCCGTATATCTTGTAGAACTCGCCCTGATTCTTGGCATCTAACTTAGCCCAATTGACTAAGCCTTCTATGCCACCCAAATCCTCAAATGCTCTTATGATGTTTTCTTTTGCTACTCTAGGGATTTTGTTGGTAGCACCCTTTGGCCTACCAGCTCCAGCTCGTAAACCACCATGACTTGATTTGTCTTGCTCTAAATTATCAACTTCTGTAGCGTTTTCCATTCCATTCCCTTTGGGTTGATGGTTGATAGTGTAGCTATTCTACAACACTTTTACCACTTTACTTTGTTGGCCCAAAACGCACCACTTAATTTGCCCCTAGCTATGTTCTTAGCGTGTCTTGCTTTAAATGCTTTATTCCTTGCACTACCATCTGGACTACCTTTTTCGCCTTGCTGACCAAATCTAATAGTCTTAACCTTATCGCCTTCTTTAGCTACTACTACATGGCTTTTAGTAGGATGGCTTGGAGTTCTTTTGGGTTTGTTGTACCCAGCTACGCCTATGCGCTCAAATATCTTGGCAGCATCTCTAATTTTCATTTAGAAACGCTTTCTATAAAAAAGACTATAGAAGGGGTCATTCTTAATTGGGTCTTTAGCGAAAGATGCTCCGAACTCTTGATTTCTAGCTAAGTCCCTTAGTGTTGCATCTATACCTGTAATGTCTGATCTAGCACTTCTACCTTGGTATGGAGTACCCATGCCATAGGTAACATCGTTAGCCGTTCCACTAATACCAAGATTAAGTAACTGCTGCTCGCTCAAAGGTAGATCTGCACTAAGTCTACCGCCATAAGCCGTACCCTTAGTATTGCCAGAGTTAAACCCTGCACCACCAGCATTTGCACTCATATTAAATAGATTGAGTTTATCTAATTCAGAAATATTGCCAATTGGTAAGTAGTTTGGTGTTTGCTGTCCACCTTGAAAGTTCTGTGCCATATATTGCTCAAACGCAGGATTAATTTGATCTGGTCTGGTGTATGGGCTTGTTTCTTGTGGCAAAGGGTTACTGTATGCGCTATTTACATCCCTTTGATAAGCCATGCTTTGAATAAGCTCTACCAGCTCTTGGTCTGTCATTTCTTGTAACGGCCTCTTTTAGCTGCCTCTGAGATAGCAATAGCGATAGCTTGCTTAGGATTTTTAACTACCTTGCCACCCTTGCCGGAATGTAGAGTACCTTCTTTGTACTCGCCCATTACCTTGCCGATCTTGGCTTGTTTTTTGCTCATCTTCATTTTTTAACCCCATAAAAGTAGAGATCCTTGGTAGCCTCTCCTACTGCAA